CCATCTGGACCAGCTTGCGCCGGACTGGTGGAAGTGCCGGGACGGCACGACCTGCTTCTGGATCGTCGGAGGACCACTGTGATCAAAGACCTGCTGTACATCTGCGGAGCACCCGGCGTCGGCAAGTCCACGCTGATGCGCTACCTGCGCCTGCCCTGGGACATGGAAGTCGTCAAGGGTCCGCCCGTGCCGCACACGCTGCTGCGCTCCATGAACAGCGGAGCCCTGCACGGGCTCGAACTCGGAGTGCCCCGTCAGCAGCATCCCGGCACGGACAGCCTGGCCATGGACATCTCCTTCCGTGCCTCGGACTTCCTGCTGCGCACCCCGGTCGACTTCGCCCTGGGGGAGGGAGCCCGGCTGGCCACGCGTCCCTTCCTGTCCCGGCTGACGGCTGCGGGAGTGCGGGTCCACCTGCTCTACCTGTATGCGGACGACGATGTCCTGGATCATCGCTGCGCGCAGCGGGGCACGTCCCAGAACTACAGCTGGCGCAAGGGAGCCCAGACCCGCGCGTACAACCTGGCGGAGTGGGCAGCGGCTGACGGGGACATCGACTTCCACTCCATGACCAGCACGCATCTGGTGGAGCCCGGCTGCATGGCTGAACGGGTGCAGGACATCCCCGCTCTCGGATTCCTCACGGACGGAGTGCGCTCGTGATCAGTGCCCGGCTGCGCAGCCGTATCGACCCTCAGACACTGGAGGAGATGAAGGGCAAGGTCATCACGTCCGGGGCGTACAGCCTGCTGATGACCGGACCCACCCGTCTTCTCCTGCCCGACGGGCGGCCGCTGTGCGTGTACCTCCCCGGAGCCATGCGTGAAGCCGTCACTCCCGAGCAGTACGAGATCCTGCACTCGCTGCGCAGCGTACGTACGGACAACCGGGGCCTGGCCGGTGCCACCCGCAGGGTCAAGGTCGGAGAACAGAAGCGCACCTATGCCAAGAACCTTGCCAGTTCGATGATCGGTTCGGCTGACCCGACCAACGCCTTCAACTTCTGCCGCCTCACCCAGTGGACCGGTCGCCACCTCCCGGAGTGGCAGGCGCTGCATCCGCTGCTCCGTCAGGTCTCCGAGCAGATGAGCATCCACGTGCCGGACCGCTGGCAGGCGCAGATGGAGGAGATCGGCCGGACGCACGATGACTGGGTGGTGCCGGGTACCCCGTTTACCACGATCACGGTGAACAACACGTACCCGACCGGCGTGCACACGGACAAGGGTGATCTGGACAAGGGCTTCAGCACGATCTTCACGCTGCGCCGGGGGGAGTACACCGGGGGAGTCTTCGTCTTCCCGGAGTACCGGGTGGCCGTGGATCTACAGGACGGCGATCTCATTCTCATGGACGCGCACCAGTGGCACGGCAACACGGCCATCGTCTGCGCCTGCGGGGTGACGCGCACCTCGGCCTGCCCGGACTGCGGGGCGGAGCGCATCAGCGTCGTCAGCTACATGCGCACGGCCATGGTCAACTGCGGGAGCGAGCGGGAAGAGATCAAGCGGGCGCAGGAGTTCCGGGAGACAACCAAGGGCGTCACTCGCTGATTACTTTATTGGAGGGGTAACAAGTGGGACATCACATTCCCCCGTCGCACGAGAACAGTAACCGGGCCCTCGTTGCGCAACGGCGAGCAAAGGCGATCAAGCTACGGAACCAGGGTCTGACCTGGGAACAAGTGGCTGAGGCTGTCCCCTACCTTGATAGCGGTGGCAAACCTTCCCGTGCTGCTGCGTGCGAGGACGTCAAGCGTGCACTGATGACAGCACGTAACGAGCTGAACCAGAACCTCGAAGAACTGGTCCAGCTGGCCGACATGCGCGATGACGATCTGCGCCGCAGGCTCTATACGATCATGTCCAGGAAGCATCCTCTGATCCAGAACGGGAAGATCGTAAAGATCCATAACGAGGAGACCGGGGAGGAGGAAACCGTCAATGACCTCGGTCCCGTCTTCGCGGCAATCGACCGGCTGCTCAAGGTGGAGGACCGGTACACCATGCGTCACGGCCTCAACGCTCCGGAGAAGCTGAACGTCGCACTGGAGCGGCGGCAGGATCTCGAATCAGCCGTGGTAGCCGAAGCGATCCTCGCGGGGTTCGACGCCGCGGGACTGGAACCGCAGTCGCGTATGCTCGCGCTGGAAGCAGCACAGTCCCACCTGCGCACCATCGACGGTGAAGTGGTGGAAGAGACCACGGAGAGCGGAGACTGACCATGACCGAATTGCAGGGCGGCACCGCCCATCCGGAGAACTGGGGAACCGGGGAAATCCTGCGCCTGGGCGACGACGAACGGCGGTACGTGGTCCTGAGCGGCGAAACGCAGGAGTTCCGCGGCTACAGCGTGGAGGAGATCCTGACTCTCATGCGCGGGCTCAAAGAGATGTCCGACACGGCGGACTCCGTCCGCTACCAGCCTGGTGACTGACCGAGGAGACCAGCTTGACGATCATCAATCCGACCGGGCGCCGGGTGTACTTCCTCTCGCCCCATGCGGACGACGACTGCCTTTCCATGGGACAGGTTGCCTGGTACCACGCCCGTGTCGGCCGCCGGGTTTCGTTCATCCTCGGTGCGCCCGGCCGCACCACCACAGCCATCGACTCGATCAATGGCCTGACGGCGAACTCCTGGTGGGGCGGAACGCACGACCTGGCCCGGGAGGGATACGCCACCCTGACCCCGGACGACATCGTCGCCAGCCGGGATGCGGAGTTCATGGACTCCGCCGCGCTGCTCGGCGCCGTGCCCGGGGAGATCCATCTCAACACGGCCCTGCGTCACGACTCCCCCACCATCGACCAGGCCAAGGCAGTCCTCCAGTACTTCCACGATCTGGACCCCACGGCAGGCATGTACACCATGCACTGGCAGGACGTCGACCCCACCCATTCCATGTACGGGCTCGCGCTCAAGCAGCTCCGTGAGGCGAATCCTGCCGCGTGGCCGGACGTGCGCTGGCTGGTGCGGGAGTCGCAGGCACTGTCCGGCGAGATCCCTTGCGATCAGTACGTCATCCCGGCGCAGTACGCGGAAGAAACCAAGATCGCTGTCCGGCAGTCCGCGAGGGCCTACAGCTGCTGGGCTCCGCTCCAGGGGCGCTTCGCCGTCGGCTATCACTCGGTCGGCACGTCGCTGTTCCCGTCGGTGGCGTCCGGCAACCCGAACTGGATCGTCCACCCCTGACCACAGGAGAAAGATCATGAAGGCGTTCCTCACCGGAGCCGGTGGCTTCGTCGGCTCGCACGTCCTGCGCCACCTGCTCATGGAGACGGACTGGGAGATCGTCTGCTCTGTCTCGTTCCAGCACAAGGGCATGCCGGAGCGCATCGCTTCGAGCACCTGCGGTGACGACAAGTGGGCCCGGCGGGTGACCATCGTCCACTGGGACATGCAGGCATCCGCACCCATGAGTCTCCACGCTGCGCTGGAGGGCTGCGAGGTGTTCATGAACGTCGCCTCGGAATCCCACGTGGAACGGTCGATTGAAGATCCTGTCGGCTTCACCATGAACAACACCGCGCTGATCCTCAATGTGCTGGAGCTGGTCCGGCGGCACAAGCCGAAGATCTTCCTCCAGATGAGCACGGACGAGGTCTACGGTCCGGCCTACGGCGACCACCGGCACACGGAATGGGAAACGCTCGCACCGTCCAATCCCTACAGCGCCAGCAAGGCTGCGCAGGAGGCGATCTGCTTCAGCTACTGGCGCACCTACGGCGTGCCGGTGGTCATCACGAATACGATGAACATCGTCGGGGAGATGCAGGATCCCGAGAAGTTCGTGCCGATGACCATGAGCAAGATCATGCGTAGTGTGCCGGTCATCGTGCACTGCGCGCCGGACGGGACCCCGGGCTCCCGCTTCTACCTCCACGCGCGCAACCTCGCGGACGCCTGGCTCTACCTCGCTCGCCAGGTTCTGGACGAGAAAGTCGACATGGTTCCCTACGCGCGCGGCGCGCGCAGACCGCCCCGGTTCCACATCGTGGGGGACAGGGAGATCAATAATCTCGACCTGGTAGGCATGATCTACGAATGGATGCGCCTGGCCGGTCTCCAGGTCCGTCGGCCCCCGGAGATCGAGATGGAGAGCTCCCACACTTTGCGCCCCGGCCATGATCTGCGCTACGCACTGGACGGTTCCAAGATCGCTGACCTCGGCTGGCGCGCGCCGGTCAGCCTGGAAGATTCCATGGCCAAGACTGTTGCCTGGACCCTGGCTCATCCCGAATGGCTGGCGTCTGCGTGACCGTTTGGTGAATCGGGTTTCACCCTCTACCGTTCCACCCTTGGGCACGGCCCTGGTAGGCCCAGCACCAGCCCCGCGCCCGCGCCCCTGCCTCCCGGTCCTGGCAGGGGCGCCTCCATTGTCATGGCCTGATCCGTGCGCCCGTGCGCTGCCCCTTAGCGCCCCCTCTGCGCCCCCGGGTTACCCGGAAGTTACATTTGGCGGTCCAGTGTATGCCGCGTACCGTGCTGCGCTTGGAGGTGGTCATCATGGCCATGCACCGTAAGCCGAAGAGCGGATGGTGCACGAAAACCGCGGTCAGTCTGGGTGTTACGGGAGGAGTCGCCGTTGCTGTACTCAGCAACGGCAGCCCAGCATCGGCAGCGAGCGTTACGACCTGGGACAGGGTCGCGGGGTGCGAGAGCAGCGGCAACTGGAAGACCAACACCGGGAATGGGTACTACGGGGGCCTTCAATTCAGCCAGTCGACCTGGCTCGCCTACCGCGGGTCTCAGTTCGCTTCCCGGGCCGACCTGGCGACGAAGAGCCAGCAGATCATCGTGGCGGAGCGAGTCCTCAAAGGACAGGGTCCGGGGGCGTGGCCGGTGTGCGGGGCGAGAGCAGGGCTGAACCGCGGGGGTCCCTCACCCCGCCTCCAGTCGGCCCCGAGCCCTCACAAAGCAGCTCCGCCTCCCCGAGTCCAGTCCCCGTCCCGAGCGTCAGCAGCAGTCCGGTACGCCCGGTCCCGAGTGAGTCCGGCAGCGTACCTGTGGGGAGGGAACGGTCCCGGGAGGTTCGACTGCTCCGGGCTTACCTCCGCTGCGTGGCGCGCGGCGGGAGTTTCCATCCCAAGGACAGCAGCTGGACAGCTCCGGGGTCTTCCCCGGGTGTCCCTGTCGTCAATCCGTCCGGGGGACCTGGTGATCTACAGCTTCGACTCCTTCGCGGACCACGTTGCGATCTACGTGGGTGACGGCCGGACCGTCGACACCGCCAGCCACCACCCCAACGGCGGTGTCGGGTACTCCAGTCTCAAAAGGGCTGGAGGGACCATAGCGGGAGTCGTACGGCCTGCCGCGGGTGACGGCCCCACTGCGGCTCCCCGGGCGCTCTCCGCCCCCGTTGCGCCGCGCCGCGCCCCTGTTCCGGCGCGCGCTCCGGGCGGGACGTACGCCGTGGTCCGCGGGGACACGCTCTCGGGTATCGCCGCCGCGCACGGTCTGTCCGGCTGGCACGGGCTCTACGCGCTCAACCGCAGCGTGGTGGACGATCCTCACTGGATCTTCCCGGGCCAGGTGCTGAAGCTCCCCGGCGGCGCGCAGTCCACTGCGGCCTAGTAGTCTGAGTGAGCAGGGAACTGGCGAGTCCGGGGGCTCAAGGCCGACCAGGACGTCTAAACCCACGTGGCGCTGGTTCCCTGCGGTAGTCTGCTCCTGTCGTCCCTGGCAGGACACGCCGCTCCAGAAAACCCCCGCTGTCAGGAGCGGGGGTTTTCTGTGCACCGGGTGCGGCTATGCTGGTCCGTGATTCGGAGTCTCACCGACTTCCGGTTCACGGGTGAAGACCCCTCCGGGTATCTGCCTCGCGGAGGGGTCTTCTTGCTGTCCTGAGCTGGACGAGTAGCTTCGGTGGAATGACAAACATAACCGTAGGTTTATGGATCTTCGCTGTTCTCGTTCTGCTGGCTTTCCTCTCCGGCCGCCAGCGGGTGACGAAGATTGTCGCGGTGATCGCCATCCTCACCGGGATCTCCATGGGAACGACGACGTCCTGGGGACCGCAGGTGTGGCCGGTCATCGGGGACATCCTCGGCAAGGTCAGTGTCCACATAGCCAGCTGAAGTGCCCGGCCGGAAAGTGTCCGGTCCCCGCTGATGCACACTGATCACATGAGCGCGAAGGGCAGCATCGCACGCGGGGCCAGCGACCGGCTGGCCATGCATCTGCGTGCCATGTCCATCGTCAAGTGGCAGCCCCTGCCTCACCAGATTCCTCCCCCGGGCGACTGGCGGGGCTGGCTGCTGCTCGCGGGGCGCGGCGCCGGTAAGACGGACGCCTGCGCCAAGTACATCACCGATCATGTCAACGGTCCGCCGTGCCTGCCCGGTCACACCCCGCACTGGATCGGCATCATCGCCCCCACTCTCGGCGACGCGGCGACGAGCTGCGTCAACGGACCTTCGGGCCTCAAGGCGCACAACCCCGACGCGCGCATGTTCTCCGGTGCCGGTGGTCTGTCCGTACGCTGGCCCAATGGATCCGAGGCGAAGCTGTTTGGTGCGCATACTCCGGAGGATGTTGAACGTCTTCGTTCCGGTGGTAACCGTTGTGTGGTCTGGGCAGAAGAGCTTGCAGCCTGGCGCTACCTCGATGCGTGCTGGCCCCACATGCGTTTCGGTCTCCGCGTCGGACAGCGGCCCCACTGGGTTGCATCGACCACGCCGAAGCCACGTCCGCTGATCAAGAAGCTGGACCGCGGGGAGTTCCGCAACGTCTCCGTCTCCCGTGCCTCCATGTACGACAATCCCCACCTGGACGGAGAGCTCCGTCAGGAGCTGGAGGACGAGTACGGCGGTACGCAGCTCGGCCGCCAGGAGCTGCATGCCGAAGTTCTCGACCAGGACGAGAACGCACTGTGGACCCACGCCGGTCTCGACTCCAGCCGCATACCGAATCTCGATCTCATGACCCCCAACGTCCGGCGCAGCGTCGGAGTGGACCCGTCGGGCGGAGCCGGGGAGCAGGGCATCGTCGTTGTCGGCAAGTCCCTCATCACCCGGGAGACGGAGGATGCCCGGCTGCGCACTCCCCTGGCACACGGCTTCGTGCTGGCCGACCGTACCTGTCACCTCACCCCTGACGGATGGGGGCGGCGCGCTGTCCAGGCTGCCGTCGACTACGAGGCGGACGACATCTGCGTAGAGATCAACTACGGAGGCGACATGGCGATCGGCACGATCCGCGCGGCCGCGGACTCCATGGGGATCAGCATCCCGGTGCGCAAGGTCACAGCCAGCCGGGGGAAGAAGGTCCGTGCTTCCCCCGTCAGCGCGCTGACCGAGCAGAACCGCTGGCATCTCGTCGGGGTGCATCCTGAGCTTGAGGACCAGCTGTGTACCTGGCACGAAGAGCTCGACTGGTCCCCCGACCGGCTGGACGCGATGGTGTGGCCAGCGTGGCATCAGCGGATCGTCAAGCTGATGATGACCGGCAACAAATCCGGCGGTAAGGGGCTCGCAGCAGTCAGCCGCAAAATTGGCTGAACCGGTGCGCTATATTCCATGCGTGCCGCCCGTGGAGAGAAGGAAGTATGAAGGTCTTCGGAAGAGAGCTCGCCGTCTGGCTGGGCCTGGTGTCGGCCGGTATCCAGGTACTGACGTCCTTCGGCATCGACGTCAGTCCCAAGTGGCAGGCGATCATCACTGCACTCGTCACCGCCGGTTTCGGCCTGATCGTGGCGTTCATGGTCGGGGACGGGATCATTGCCGCCGCACTCGGCTTCGTCCAGGCTGCGATTTCCCTGTTCACCGGTCTCGGTCTCGACTGGTCCGCGGAGAAGCAGACCATGTTCCTGGGCGGTCTCGCACTGATCCTCGGCTACATCACCCGGCAGAACGTCGTAGCGCCCGTACCGGCTTCGGCAGTGTCCGGACCCGTTCAGCTGAAGGCCCCCGTCAGCTAGGAACCAACTCCCCCGGCCGGACGTCTGCCAGGTAGCGGGACGTCCGGCCGACCACCTCCAATCTGAGACGTTGGACGTCCCGTGCCCAAGATCAAAGGACAGTGACCCGTGAACAGTGAAACCGGCGGTGCGTGATGCCGCTCTGGCTCCTGTTGATCGTGCTCGTGCTCGGTGCCTACCGGCTCACACGGCTGATCACCAAAGACGACTTCCCGCCTGTGCTCTGGGTGCGCGACAGGCTGGCCGGGGGCTGGCGTCGCCCCACCACCAAGGAGCAGCATCACGAGAGCTACCCCACCGGGCAGATTGAGAAGGGCAGCCTCACCAATGTGCCCGGACTCGGGATGTTCGGCCTGGTGGAGGAAGAGGTCCAGATCTACGTACGCAAAGTCGGCTGGGCTCCGTTCTGGCTCGGGGACCTGATCAGCTGTCCGTGGTGCGTCAGCGCGTATGTGTCCCTCGGCCTGACCCTCGGCACGGCGTTCGCCGTCGGCCTCCCGGCTCCGCTGCTCGTCTGGCCCGCCGTCTGGGGTGCCAGCGCACTGATCGCTTCCAAGGAGTGGGCATGACCTTCGACAGAGCAGTGGCAGGGGACATCTTCCTGACGAAAATCCCGGGCATCGGGGGCAAGCTCATCTGGCTCGGACAGGCGATCAACGGAGACCTGTCCGAATGGACCCACGCGGGTCTCGTCATGCCGGACGGCCGCCTGTTCGAGGCGCAGCCCGGCGGTGCAGTGCTCAGTCATCAGGACCGGTACGACGGGCATCCCGTACGGGTGCTCCACAGGGTCAACCTGTCCGACTCCCAGCGCGCCATGATGATCCAGATTGCCCGGGGACTGGAGGGCAGCCCGTACAACTGGACCACCTACTTCTACCTCTCGGCCTACCGGCTGCACCTCCCGCTCACCACACGCCTGCTGCGTAAGCGGGTGTCCCGCCCCAACAAGATGATCTGTTCACAGGCCGTGGACTGGATTGCCGAACAGGCCGGGGACCATCTCTTCAGCGACGGCCGCAAGCCCCACGACGTCACCCCCGGAGACCTGGCCCGCCTCGGGCTGCCGGACACGGAGTGCTGGTCATGACCGTTCTGAAGAACCAGGGAGTGGAAGTCCGGGGGCAGTGCCCGGCCTGCGGCCTGCCGACGCTCTTCGTGGGCACCGGGGGATACCTCACCTGCTCTCTGATCGACTGTCCCATGCCGGACGCAGCGAGCAGGATTCTGGAAGAGCTGGAAACAGCGCACATCGTGATATTGGAGGAGGACAGCTGGTCGGCCGTGCATCCGCTGGTCGAGCGGATAGACGATGTGCTGCTCAACTGTCCTGTCGCCCTGGTCGTTGCAGATATGCGGGCGGAGGATACGGCACCCGGCACCTACCGTGTGCGGCTGACCGGTCACAGCGCGGAATGGGTGAAGACCTCATGACCCGCTGGCAGATCCGCCCTTTCTACACCGATGAAGAGCGCGCCCGCATCTACCACCGCACCTATGACCACACCTGGTGGCCGGATCATCTGGAGCGGGTGGCCAAGACCTCCCAGCTGCTCGGCCGGTTTGCCGCGGAAACCGGGGCGCAGACGATCGCCGATCTGTCCTGCGGAGATGCCGCGATCATTCAGAACTGCACCCACGCCTGGCGCGACGTCCATGTGGGGGATCTCGTTCTCCCCCCGCCGGGAGTCCGTGGGTACTACTACTCCGGACCGATCGAGGAAACGGTGGCCCGGATCCCCGCGGTCGACATGTTCCTCTGCTCCGAGACCCTGGAGCACGTGGAGGATCCCGATGCGCTGCTCCGTGCCGTCCGGGACAGGGCGAAGCACCTCCTCCTCACCACGCCGTGCGGGGAGAACCACACGCGCAATCCCGAGCACTACTGGGGCTGGGGCTGGCAGGACGTCAAGGACATGCTCCTGGCAGCGGGCTGGACGGACCTGAAGTACGAGCTGTGGCGGCCGGAGTACGACCACCCCGACACGTACCTGTTCCAGATGTGGACGGCGTCATGATCCTGGAGATGATCGGTGCCCTGCTCGGCTCCGGTGTCATCGTCGGTGTCGTGCTGTACCTCGTCTGGCGCTACGAGAGGAGGCAGTCATGAGTGAGTGGAAGCTGTTCGATGGCGACGTGCCGCATGTCTCCACTGCGGAGTTCCACGCTGATCGGCCGCGCGCACCGCACTTGGAGCAGGAGTTCCACCAGGAACGGCTGAGTGTGGCTGCGGAGTACGTCATCCGGGCTGCCAGGGACTGCGGTGGGGCATCGGTGTCAGACCGCGGCTGCGGGGACGGAGGACTGCTGTCCCTGGTGCAGGGTGGTGATCATGTGCTGGGGTCCTGGGGGTATGACTTCTGCCCTGCCAATGCAGCCGGGTGGAAGGAGCGCAATGTCCGGGCCAGCGCGCTGGACGTGTTCGGCGAAGACTGGTCAGAAGCGGAGATCGGTACCGTCGTGGTGATGACCGAGGTACTGGAACACCTGGCCGATCCGCATGGCGTGCTGAGCCGCCTGCGGGACCGCGGTGCGGCGCGGCTGGTCTGCTCCAGTCCCTGGAACGAACACGTCAAGATGCACTGCCCGGAGCATGCGTGGGCCTGGAATATCCAGGGCTATACGGACCTGATCACTGGCGCAGGCTGGGAAATCCGAGAGCACACGATGGCCGGACTCTTCCAGGTGGTGTGGGCGCGATGAACGGCAATGGAGTACCCGCCCGGGACGAGGGCAATGGACTGCTGACCGAGGTTCCCGTGGCTATGTCCGTGACGCCGGTCAACGGCCCTAGCGGAAGCCGTCTGATGGTCACCGTGCGGACGACGTCCACCACGCTGACTGTCCTGCTGCCCCGGGACGTCGCCACCAACTGGGCTTCCACGATCAACGCGGGCGTGGCGAACATGAGCGGACTGATCCTGCCCGGATGATCAGCGGAACAGGAAGGCGAGTACCGCGGTCAGCAGACTGATTCCCGCTACCAGGTATCCCCACGTCGCCCCTCTGCCCATGCTGCGCCCCTCGGTCAGGTCGAGCCGTTTGGAAAGGCTCGTGACGACCTTGTCCAGCGCTTCCAGCTGCTCCGTGGTGGCGACGCCGGTACGCAGCTCGTTCAGCAGCTCAAGGCGTTTGTCGGCTGAGTGCTCCGCCTTCAGTACGGCTTCCTTCGCTGCCAGCAGCGCTGCCTGTACGGCCTCTTTCGCCGCCAGCAGCGCAGCGTCAAGAGCCTTCTGCTGAGCGTCGTAGCGCTGCTGGTAACGGGTGTCGCGCTCATCCATCAGCTCTTTGAGCGTGCCGAGGGTCCATCGGGCTTTGGACATGTGGCGAGCGTAAGGCACACTGAACGTGCTTCTCGGGTGGGTATGCCGAAGCGTGCACAGAGGGCCCCTCGTATGGACAGCGGGGGGCCTTCGTGCTGCGGGAATGGTCATCCGCAGGCCAGCGGCTACCATGAGCACGACCTCATGATCGGAGGCGTGCCATGGTATGGAGGATCCCCCGGCTCCAGCGCACCCCGCCCAAGGATTCCGTTCCGGCCGCCCTGACGGCTTCTGCGCCTCCCGCCCTCACCGCCGCAGCCACACAGGCCAAGGGTGCCCGCGATCAGCTTCTGCGCCATACCGAGTCGTGGCAGGACGAGCTGTGGCGGTACTACACCACCGTGGGGGAGTTCAACTTCGGGGTGTGGTGGCTCTCCAACATGCTCTCCCGTGTCCGGCTGCGCGCGGCGAAGCTTCAGCCGGACGCAGATGAGCCGGAGATCGAGATGAAGGGCCCCGCGGCCGAGCTGATGATGATGCTCGGCGGAGGCGTGGGCGGGCAGTCCCAGATCCTGAAGCGGGCCACTGTCCACCTCTCCGTCCCCGGTGAGGGCTACCTGGTGGGTGAGACCACCGACGGTACGGAGAGGTGGATGATCCGCTCCGTCGATGAGATCAGGGCCGAGTCCGGCACGTTCTTCGTCATGGACGAGGAGTCCGTCAACGCAGGCCGCGACTGGCGCAAGCTCGGTCCGGACAGCCTGGTCGTGCGTATCTGGCGGCCGGACGACCGGTTCTACCACCTGGCCGATTCCCCGGCGCGCAGCGCCCGGGAGATCCTGCGGGAGCTGGAGCTGGTCAACCGGAAGATTCAGGCGGACTACCTGAGCCGACTTGCGTCTGCGGGAGTCGTCCTCGTACCCAGTGAAATCGACTTCCCGGTGCGCGAGGAGTTCCTGGACGAACCGAACCCCTTCATGCTGGAGTTCATCGAGATCGCTTCTGAGGCGATCAAGAACCCCGGCTCTGCCTCCGCCGTCATCCCCATTCCGATCACGGGACCGGCCGAGGTGCTGAAGGAGTTCCGCCACGTCGACTTCACACTCCAGGCCGACGAGAAGATCATTGAGAAGCGGGATTCCGCGATCAAGCGTCTGGCGACCAAGCTCGACATGCCCGCGGAGATCCTGCTCGGCATGGGCGACGTCAATCACTGGGGTGCCTGGCAGCTGGAGGAAGGGGCGCTCAAGACGCACATCGCTCCCGTGGCGGAGCTCATCTGCGACTCCCTCACCCGGGGGTACCTCCAGCCGCGACTGGCTGCCAGCGGTGCCACTGACGCCGGGCAGTGGGTCGTCTGGTACGACATGAGCGAACTGGCCCTGCGCCCCGACCGCAGCGAGAACGCCAAGGACGCGTACGACCGCATGGAGCTGTCCGGCGCAGCGCTGCGCCGGGAAGTCGGGTTCGACGAGGACGACGCTCCGACCGAAGAGGAGCTGGAGGCCATCGGCCTCAAGATCATGGTTCGTACGGTGCCGGGTGCCGGGCCTGCTGCGCTCGACGCGCTCACCGGCAGGAATATTCTCGACCCCCTGCTCACCGCACCGAAGGCGTCCCAGCCGCCCTCCGGTACCGGCAAGCCACCGCCGGGGGAGGAGGGCGGCCCGCCCGAGGCGCACGGCCCTCCGTCGCCGCCCGAGGAGGCGGTTCCCAAGGCGGCCGCCGCACGCACGGAGCGCATGTCCCGGCAGGCAGCCACACAGCACGTGCTCAAGTTCACCGCGGGCAGCAGATGGGATCTCCTGCATCCCGAGGTGTGCACCGGACACGTCTACAGCTGTCCGTTCACCTACGCGATCAGAACGGCAGCGCCGCAGGCCGTACCCGGCACCAGCGGTGCCTACGTCTGCCATCTGGACGCCTTCGGCCTGCTGAAGATCGACGGCCCCTCTCCCTACCAGGACACCAGCAAGATGATCAGCACCAATCTGCTGCCGGTGAGGAATGGTCATGCACGGCTCTGACCCCCATGTGAACGAAGGCGGGGATATGAAGCGGGCTCGTCTCCAGGAACAGGGGGTCAAGCCCCGGGTGGCCATGCACCGCCGTGGCCAGCACGTCCAGAAGGCCCACGGGCGCCGGGTGACGATGGCGAGTGACGGCAGCCATCTGTCCGGCTGCATGATCGCGCTCATGCCGACAGTGGCCGACGCGAAGCGTCTGGCGATCAAGGGCGGGGAGAAGGCTGAAGATCTGCACTGCACCCTGTTCTTCGTGGGTGACGATGCGGAGCTCTGGACGCCGGAGCAGCGCCAGGAGCTCATCTCCAGCATGACCATGCTCGCTCAGGAGCTGGACGGCCCTGTCAGTGCCAAGGTGTTCGGCGTCTCCCACTGGAACGCTGGCGGGGAGTCGCCCAGCTGGGTGTGGTCGGTGGGCGACGCAGAACCTGAGCCAGCCGTACAGCTGGGAGGCAGCCTCTCCTTCGCCCACATTCTGGCCACCGAGGCACTGGAGTACATGCACAACCACCCTGCCCTGCCCGCGCAGCACACCCCCTGGGTCGCGCACATCTGCGCGGCGTACACCGTCCACGGGACTGCTGAGGCGGCGGCCAGCCCGACCAGCGGCCAGGACACCGCGTGGAATCGTCTCCTCCACAACGAAACCGCGTTTCTCATTCAGAGACGCCTTCAACACCACGGCGTTCCGATGGTCGTGCTCCCAGTGCAGCTGGATCTGCGCGCCCGGAAACAGGCGCTGTACGGCTTGCGCCAACAGGTGGGCGGTCGAGTGGCGCAGCACGTCGAGCGCATCCGGATGCTTGTCAGTGACGATCTCGAGGGAGGTGTCGTCT